TTTTCAGCCCTTCTGTCTGGGACTATCAATTATTGGTTTCTTGATAGAACTCTTGCCAAGCGTGGTCTATGAACTTAGAACTTGCCGCCGCTCTGTGTCGTCAATTTGAGGGCTACAAGGCTACTCCGTACCTATGTCCAGCAGGTATACCCACTGTGGGCTACGGGTCTACCTACTACCGTGATGGGCGCAAGGTAACCTTGCAAGATCCGCCTATGGACGAACCGACGGCTAGGGCGCTTTTGATGGTGGAGTTAGAGCACACGTACTTGCCGGGAGTCCTTCGCCACTGCCCCATTTTGGCAACTGATGAGCGCAAGTGCAACGCGACCGTGGATTTTGTTTACAACCTTGGCATTGGGCGCCTCCAAACCTCTACCCTTAAACGTAAAATTAACGCTCAAGATTGGGAAGGCGCCAAAGAACAGCTCATGCTATGGAACAAAGGCGGCGGTAAGGTTTTGTCAGGGTTAACTAAGCGTCGAGCGGCTGAGTGCGCCTTGTTTTAAATTAAAAGGCATACTAAAATGTCTCAACGAATCTATGAGGTGATTGCATGACGACCGCAAGTGTTATGACCTATGACAGTTTGGTCGAAAACATCCAGTCTTATCTGGAGCGTACTGACACCGCCACAATCGACAAGATCCCCCTGTTTATCATGCTTGCTGAGCAGGTTATTGCCTCTCAGATCAAGTTTTTGGGCAACCTGACAGTTAACACCAGCAACATGGTTGCAAGCGCTTCTACGATTGCCAAGCCTGCTCGTTGGCACAAAACGGTGTCGATGAACATCACAGTAGGTGGTGCGCGCCAGCCAGTCTTGAACAGAAGGTATGAGTACCTACGGGAGTATTGGCCTTCCCCCACAGCGACAGGCACCCCTGTCTACTACGCTGACTACGACTACTCCAACTGGCTCATCGCTCCCACGCCTGATGTAGCCTACGCTTTTGAGGTTCTGTACTACGAGCGTGTTCAGCCTTTGGACAGCTCTAACCAGACCAATTGGTTCACCATCTACGCTCCCCAAGCGTTGCTTTACGGTTCCTTGCTTCAGGCTATGCCGTTCCTCAAGAACGACGAGCGCATTCCTATGTGGCAAGCTCAATACAAACTGATCATGGACACGCTTACGGCTGAGGATAAGTTGCGTCTGGCTGATCGACAAGCGATTGCGAACGACTCATGAGCTATGTAAGCCCCTTTACTGGTGACGTAATTCAGCCGACGGATGTAAGCTACCGTGCGGTTACGTTGACTGCTAACACGCAGTTGAACTGGCCTAGCAACAGCACCACCAACACCGACTACGCCGCTCGCATCATGCAAGTGACCGCTAGCACCGCTGGTTTGAGCATGTACATGCCTCCTGCAAATCAGGCGTCTGTTGGTAATGATGCCCTAATTCGCAACATTGGTGCAAATACTTTCACCGTCAAAGACTACGCTGGCACGAACACGATTGTGTCTATAGCCGCTGGCGAGTCCAAATACATCTACATCACTACCAACCCAACCGCTCAAGGTACGTGGGGCATTATTGCTTTTGGCACTGGAACGTCCTCTGCTGATGCCGCAACCTTAGCTGGTTATGGTTTGATTGCCAGTGGTGCTACGCTGAATCAAAGCCACCCAAGTGCGGCGATCACGTCAGGTACTACCTTTGCCGCTACTGATCGCGCTCAGACTCGTGTGTGGGGTAGTGGATCTGGTACGGCAACCCTTCCAGCCGCCGCGACGCTTGGAAATAATTGGTTCACGCTGTTTAAGAACAATGGAACTGGATCCTTCACAATCTCTTGTACAGGTGCTGAGCTGATTGACGGTAACAGCTCAAAGACGTTCAATCCCTCTGAGTCTGCATTTATTATTTGCACTGGTACGGCTTATGTGACGATTGGTTACGGTGTCAGTTCGCAGTTTGCTTTTACTGTGCTGACCAAGAACGTGACTGGTGGTGCTGTTACCTTGACCAATAACGAGGCGGCAAACAACATTCAAGAGTACGTGGGTAACTTGACGAGCAATTCGGTGGTGACGTTCCCTGCTGTGGTGAACTTGTACGTGATCTCTAACCAGACAACGGACAATGGGTTTACGCTTACGGTGACAACGGGGTTGGGGTACAACGCGACGATCCCCCCGGGGCAACAAGCTACGCTCATCTGCGACGGAACCAACTTCTTCAATGCCAACACCACTCAAGCTGGTGCAACAATTGTGAGCTTGGTCGATGGCACTGTTGGAACCCCATCTCTGAACTTTGCCGCTGAAACCAGCACTGGCGTGTACCGTCCTGCCGCGGGTGAGTTTGGTGTTTCGGTGCTTGGAACTCAACGATTTAAAGCAACGACAACAGGTGTTTCAATCACTGGAACGGGTACGTTCTCAGGTGGAATAGCTGGGGGAACCTTTACATGACAAAGAAGGTTTTTGCGCTTGACACAAAAGCTGGAATCCAGCGCGACGGTACAGTCTTTGACAAAGAGTTCTACAATTCTGGACGCTGGGTTCGCTTTCAACGTGGTCGCCCACGTAAGATGGGTGGGTATCGTGAGATTGTGAACGACTTGGCGGGGCCCTCTCGCGGGATCTACGTCAACCCCCAGCAGAACTTTAACAACGTGTTTAATGGGTATTCTGGTGGCTTGCAGGTGCTCCCTATCAACAACAGCGGTGTGGGCTCTGGTATCACGGACTTTACGCTGACTGGGTTCACTGCGAACGGGGATAACTTGTGGCAGTTTGATACGTTCTATGACGTGAGTGGGTCTGGGGATAATTTGTTGCTCGGGCACCCCGGTCAGAACCTCACGCTCATTGACAACAACATCAACACTAAGGTTCTTGGTGGCGCCGTTACTGGCACAAGCCTAAGCCCTATTGGCGTGTTTACTGAGTCAGTGTATTTGAACAGTACAACCACCATGTACCTGTCAACACAAAGCTTTTTGATCGGTGCTGGTCAGTCTATTTCAGGCACTGGCATCCCTTCTAGCACTACGGTGGTGTCAACTAACCTTGCCGTCCCTGTTTTGAACGCTGTAGCGGTGACTGGTATTGCTGGACAGTGTTCTTGCACATCCACTACAGGTCTGTTTATTGGTCAAACTGTTACTGTGTCTGGGACTTCCACTGGAACAGCAACTGGAATTACCTCTGGGGTGAGGTATTACATCATCGCAACCAACTACGCAACGACATTCACGCTGTCTGCGTCTTCTGGTGGTGCGGCAATCGTGACGACTGCTGGAACAACCACAGGTTTGGTGTTTACCATGGGTCAGATCCAGAACGTGGTGATCTCAGCCGCCGCGACAACTTCTGGCGCCTCTACGATTACGTTTGACAACAACATTTCAGTTTCTGGTGGCGTGGTTACCCTGCACCCTTACGTGTTTGTGTACGGAAATAGCGGTCTGATCAAGAACTGTTCAGCAGGTAACGTGCAAGACTGGGTGTCTGCGGACGCAAATGAAGTGTCTGTAGCGACTGGAAAGATTGTCCAAGGGCTACCAGTGCGTGGTGGTTCAAACGCGCCTTCTGGGCTGTTTTGGAGCCTCGATTCACTGATTCGCGTGTCTTACATTGGTGGTGCTGGGACTCCTCCCCAGTACTGGCGCTATGACTTGATCTCTTCCCAGTCGTCCATTCTGTCTTCTCAGTCCGTGATTGAGTACGACGGTATCTACTATTGGTGTGGTGTTGATAGGTTCTTGCTCTACAACGGTGTTGTGAAAGAGATCCCAAATAACATGAACCAAAACTACTTCTTTGACAACCTAAACTACGCCCAGCGCGAGAAGGTTTGGGTCTCAAAGGTTCCTCGTTTTGGTGAGATTTGGTGGTTTTATCCTCGTGGTAATGCTACAGAGTGCACTGACGCAATTATTTACAACGTGCGAGAGAACACATGGTATGACGCAGGCGAGGCTCTTGGATCTCGTCGCTCTGCTGGTTACTTCTCTCAGGTCTTTCACTATCCAACTTGGGCGTCATGGGAAACTAATGAAGTTGGTGGCGTGAACGCAATCACGTTAACTGCTGGCGGTACTTCGTACACCAATGGAACCTACACCAACAAAGCTCTGACAGGTGGAAGCGGTTCAGGTGCTACTGCTACGATTGTTGTGGCTGGGGGTATCGTTACCTCTGTGACAATTTACAACAAAGGTAAAAACTACGTTGTTGGTGACACCTTGTCTGCCTCAATCCCAGTGGGTTCTGGTTTGATTATCACGGTCAATCAGGTGGTTAACTTCGTATCTTTGTGGCAACACGAGATTGGAACTGATGCAGTTCAGGACACAAATGTTCTGGCGATTGAGTCTTACTTTGAAACAAATGACCTTGGTTGGGTCTCTGGAGGCCCGTCTCAGCCATCTCCTATTGGCGAGAACAGATGGCTACGCTTAGAGCGTGTTGAGCCTGACTTTGTTCAAGAAGGCGAGATGGAGGTTTACGTGACTGGACGATCTTTTGCCCAGACAAACGACGTAACAACTGGCCCTTACACCTTTGATCCAGACACGGGCAAGGTTGATATGCGGGAACAGCGT